TCACCTAGCACATAATTAAAAAGGGTATCTGTTAGATAGCTATCTAGTAAAGTTTTGTAGACCGCATTCCCTCCGCTTGTAATCGTACCCGCTAGGATCAAAGAAAGGATCTTATCATATAGGGCAGTCCCGCAGATAGGATGGATATACCTATCCTGAGTCATCTTAATAACTTGAGTGACGTTCTTTAAATCTATATTTGCGGAGGCTACGGTAAAATCCTTAAAGGATTGTTCCGAAATCATTAATACATTTGCGCTCATCGGCTTGTTTTTTCTACTACAACATTACGTTTCCACTCATGACGGCAATAAGGTGTCCTTACACCTGTATTTGGGTTTGTATACCATCCACCGCAAAGTTGGAATACTGAATAGCCTAGTTGGTTTGAGATGTTTTGAATTTCTTCACGATTGAAAAGCATTTTACCATTGAATAGTTTTTCGCACAAAGGCCGAGATTTTGAGCCTGGAAGTAGTGCAGGTATGCCCGGTCTTTCTTCATAGCTGTAAAGCACCTTAAAAGAAGTCACAGGGGTAAGCCTCTTGATCGCCGCCTGTCCTGTGCTAGTTATCTTGCGAGTGACTAGACCTGTTTGGCTGATCTTTTCCGTGATCACGTTATCGTCAATCAAAGTATTGATCCGCTCAATAACTGCGCTTTCTTCTATGCCTACTGCCTTGGCGATCTGTGGGATAGTTGCGTTTATATCCTTTTGGATTTCGCCTACAATCTTTCTTTGAATCTCATTTAGTTGATACTCTGCAAATAGTTCCTGCTTTGTAAATTCGTCACCACTTGAAAAGGTCATCTTTGAAGTTTCAATAATTTTAAAACCTTCTTTGGATACTCCTTTGCCTTCAAATAGGCTGAGTATTTCATCGTCCTTTTGATTGTGGCTGCACGATAGGTGCATCTGTTCTTCTACGATTTGATTTAACGGCAATTCTAAGCCCGTCACAGCACTATCTATTCCTGAAGGTGCAACCGTATCAACTTTTGGTTTAAACCCTATAAGACTTCTTATTTCTTCAGCACTCATGTTTTCCATTACTTTTGCAAGTATGGTAGGATTTAAAGAGTTAAGTGCATTAATAACCTCTTGAGATGTTGACCCCTCCACTTTTTCAATAGCAGGCAGCCCTAGCTTTTCTCGGATCTCGTCCTGCGTCATGTTAGCGGAAATGATTGCTTCGCTAAATTCAAAGCTAATTGGCTCGGTAGGTTTTAATTCAAGATCAGCTATAATGTCATTGAACTTGAAAAGGTAATTAACCGTTTCTTCAATCGCTCTTTGCTTTGCATTCACATAGGTGTTCTGGAATAGCTGGTAGGCTTCCCGCATTTCGCTCCTGCCCCCTAGTTGCCCTTCGGTTTTGATACCGAATAGCATAGGGCTTGTGATCTTGTGACCGCTGAAAATTTCAGTTTGTACCGTCAAGTTCAAAAGGTCAAAGTGCTTGTCTAATTCAGTACCTGATAGGTCAATAATAGAAGGTTCGTTCTCCTTACTATCGTTAAACGCTAGCATAAATTTACCTGCGTTCTTAGATCCGCTAAATTTGTTTTGGAATTGACGCTCAATTCTATCTTCTTCTTCTTGGCTTACCTTCCCCCCATTCAAGTTTATCAGCTTACTAGAGAACATCCCGTTGTTAATCGTGTTCAAATGGTACTCACCTATGCTAATATCTAGTTCGATATAGCTGATAGCCCCACGGTAATCAGGCAAAGAGTAGGTATTTACCCCTGCACGGTATTCTTTGAAGTAAAGTATCTGTGAACCAGTTGGATTGTTGGGATCAAAAGCCGGGTAAGTCTCGTAATCAGGCCGAGGGTTTACGTTATCATTCTTCAGCCAATTATCAGAGACATAAAACTCGCTATTTTCGGAGTTCGTTCTTACCTTGTAATAGTCAACGTGATAGAGTTCTGCGATCTCGCCTGTGGCCTTTGTCCATATCACCTGTAGATAGTACCCCCCAAAGATAGTTAAGTCCGTCACGAGCTTATTAGTCACCTCATTTAGGCTTTCTTCTTTGGTGTTCACCTTATCAATGATGCCGTAGGCTTTTGCCTTCTGCATTTCATCTTCAGACTTCACTCCCCACCCGTTGCCACAAATGTAATCTACCTTCCCAGTCACGATTGCGTTATGCTTTGCGCTGTTATTGTAGATCCTTAGTAGGTAGTTTGGGTAGTCATTTCTTTCCCCATAAAAAATGTAATCTTTCCCCTTTACTTCCTTGTAAATAGGCAAAGGCACATCGTCAAATTTTAGAAATTTTATCATGTTGTGGTATATGTTTTATAATTACCATTGTACCCGTTGTATCTCACCACTCCCGCAGTTGATAGGTTAACCGCTGTCAATTCCATTTTGCCTGTGGCGATTACTGTACTACCGCTTCCCGATTGGGTTACGTTGTATCTCCAAAAGCCTACAGTACCCGTGGTAAATGATGCTTCAGTGATAGCAAATTTTGAATACCTTTCTTTAAATGGGCTAGTATCGGTAAGCGTTAAAGTCACTTGCTCCTTTGTTACCTCATGCTCAAATAAAAAGATATAGCTATTGCTACTCGTAAGTCGCTTATCAAATAAAGGTAAATAGATCACACTATTTGCACCCTTCGTAATTATCACCATAAACATAAATACAAAAAGACCCACCCATGTACACAAAAAAAACACCCCCTAAAAGGAGGTGCTTGTTCACATAAACATCAAACCAAAAATTTAAGTAATTGGAACAGTCGCTGTAACCTTTTGGCAAAGTTCTTTTTCATTGCCTGTGAAAGTCAAAGTGTATCCGCTTCGATCTCCGAAGGCAGTACCTGTAGCACTTCCCCCACCTGTCAAATCAAGACCATTAGTAATTCCTAAGAACCATTTATCGTCCTGCTGATCCGTTACGATTACAGCCAATCTATTTTTAGCGAGTAACACAATTTCATTTCTTGTGTTAGTTTGCAATTTATTAAGGACAATCTCCAAAGTCTGAGCGTAGAAAACAGTCCCGTTTTGAACGTTAGTATTTACTGCCTCAGCAAAATTTGAAGATTCTTTTACCAATTCATACTTGTAGAAAACCTTTGTCGCGTCCATAGTTAAAACTGTAACTACTCCGGCAGCAATGGTCACCGTGGCAAGGTCTTCGTAAGGTGCAAAGAATACGTTTTTTATTCCACCTAGTGAGTCCTTACAATCTAGGGTGTACCCCTGTGTTAAAGCGCATGGCATATCTTTTCGAATTTAGAATTGTGAAGGGGTAAGGATTATGACCTTACCCCAATTTTATTTATGCAGATGCTTTCTTCCAAAACACTACTTGGTCAGGGAATGCAACCTGTACACCAAATTTAAATTCTACTACGAATCTCATCTCGTCTGCCTCTTTTGCGTAGAACAATTCGAAACGATCTTGCTCGTTCAAAAGGTCAGTTCCGATGTAAAGGTTAGACATTGAGCAAGCGAATAGGTAGTCAGTTCCGTTCAAACCATTTACACCGATCAACTTGATGTTTGTTCCCGGTACTACCAACTCCATGTTCACCGCATCTACAGGGTAGTGGAATAGGTTAGAATCTCTCAAGGCAATTACATACTCTCTGAAAGTATCGTTACCGCAGAAGATAACTAGATCATCCTTGTCCAAAAGTGCAGCAGGAATAGCAGCGAAGATTTCGTCTACAGCCTGCTCAACATTTGCAGTTGTCAAGGTAGTCAAGTTGGAAGTGTTTCCTTTTACAGGATCACCTGCACCACCAAAGCCCATGTCATTGATCATGCTAGCAAGTCCGTTGAACTTGTTTAGGTTAGCGTTTGCGCTTCCCGGATCACCCTGCCAAATTGCAGTTTCCAAAGCAGCACCAATTCTTTCTACTTTTTGTGCAGAATATTCTTGAGCATATGCCATGTAGTCATAAGTAGAACCTTCACGCAAAGCCTTTTGAGTGTACTTAGCTTCGAAAGTTTTAGGGCAGATAGATTCTTGAATCTTGATCTTGCCTACAGTCAAAGTTCTTTGTGTAATAGTAGTAGTTCCTGAAGATGAAAATCCGCAAGTACCACCTGTTTGGAATACCGCATCGGTAGTCATGATGTTGATAGTCTCTGCTGATTTGATACCAACTTGTACGTTACCGAATTGTTCGATAAGTCTAGCGGATTTTGCTGAGAAGATAGCAGCAGAAGTAAGCTGCAATTCGTTCTCTTTTACATAGTTAGTTAAAGCTGAAAGGTCTAGTGCCATTTTAGTTTATTTTTTAAGTGTTGAAAATGCTTTTTGAAGGTTGTTAAAACGATCGTTTTTTTCTGTTTTTAATTGCTTTGCAAATTGATTAGGTGCTGTGATAGCTTTGTCGCTTGGCTCTTTTGCCAAAGACTCAAGGATTACTGCGGACATTTTAACCGCCTCCTTTACATCTTCTGCTTTTTCTTCCATTGCCTTCACCTTTGCGGTTAGTTCTTCTACCTTTTTTTCAAGGCCACCTAAAACCTCTTCAAACTTAGCCATAGCTTCGTCTTTCTTAGGTTCTTCTTCTACCACATCTGAAGATGCTTCGATCTCAATTTCTACGCTTGGTGCTTCACCTTTTTTAACCTCTGCAATTTTACCCGCTTCGGTTACGATTACGATTTCACCGCTTTCAAGTTGATGCTCTCCAACAGGTGCAGGGACTTTTTCCCCATCTTCACCGATGACATAGATTTCTGAAGTCTCAAGATCGTAGGACACCATAGTGCCGTCTACAAGTTTACCTTCCACCATAGCGAAGGTTGCTTTTTTTTCTGCTTCTGAAAATAGCAAGTTTTTGATTTGCACAAGTGCGTCTTTTGCGTTCATAATTGTAAATATTTAGTTAGTTAATCTTGTTCAATTTGTCCCAATATTTTAAAAATCTGTGCCATAATTTGCTCTTCTTTTTGCACGATCATTCCCGCCTTTTCATAGCGGAATAAACCCTCCACGCTGAAGCCTTTAAAAGTCCCTGCCTTTACTTGATCCCAAAGTTTTTCATTTTCTACTTTGAAACTACCGAACCAAGAACCATTCGCCACATCTTCAAAACCTTTAGGAGGATTAACCCCTCTTTCCTTGTCGATTATGTAGGATTCAAACATATATACCCCTTCGGCTGCTTTGCCATGTTCAATGTTTACCTTGGCCTGATAGCCTTTTTTGAAAAACCGCTGCACAATCTTCTTGATCTGCTCACCTGTGAACATCACATAGTATTCGCCTTCCTCATCCTTTCTGTATATGGGTAGATCCGCAATCATTAAAGGCCCAGATACTATTCTTTGGTCTTCATCCTGAACCGCAAAGGTTAGCTTAGTACTAAAATCTTCCTCTAGTTGACCTAGTTCCCGCAGCTTGTTTCTTGACCATCCTAGAGCAGCCTTTCCGCCCCATGCATCGTACATTAATTTTCCACATCCATCCCCGTAGGCCGTGGAGGATTCGAGATCAACCTCGTGTCTACTCAAATAGCTATACATCCTTTGAATAGTATCCAAAGAAATAGGTTCACCGTTTGCTAGTTGGTTTGCTCGCTGCTTTCCTACAGGAGTGCCACAAGATCCCCACCCATTTGCTTCTGTATATTCAAGAACTTTTTGTGCATTACTTTTTACCCCATCTGGATAGTCTGTGTAGCTTTCAAAGGCTGCTTCTTTTGGGGTGTTATCAGCCCCGCACATATGACAAGTATATAGATCATCGCCACCTGCTTGATAGTCCCATGAATGCCCGCATTCTTTGCAGACAATTACCTGTATTTCAGCCATCTTTTCTTTGGGATGGCCCTTCGGCAATAGATCAAAATCTGTATCGTATTTAGGGTTTTCAGGTCTGCCGTTTTTAAGCAAATAAAGAAAGGCATTAACCCTAGCAAAAGCCCACTGTTCAGAGGATCTCACTTCAGGTGAATGCGAAGTATTATAAGCCCCTAGTCCCCTTTGAAATACAGACTTTAAAG